CCTTGAATATAAGGTCGAACGCCTCGCGGGCTACCGCGCCCTGCTGCGTGTTGTTCTGCATCAGCACGCCCGCCGTGATCCCCGGATCCGGGAACAGGGCGTTACCGCCGAACTGGGTAGTGTCGGCCTGCATCAGCGTCTCCACGGCCGCGACGATCCCCGTGACCGCCACCCGGACCGTCTTCAGGTCATCGGTGCCCGCCCACGCCTCCGCGCAGCAGTGGATCGTGATCTCCTCGTTCCGGCCCAGCCGCCCGAGAGCCGCCCACTCCTGGGTGAACCCCCCGGCCTCCTCCGCAACGCCGCTGTCCGGGTCGTGCAGCCCGACGAACAGCTTCAGCTGCGCGTCCAGCCCCGTAGTCGCCGGCCCGTCGTACACCGTCACCGGCGGGGTGGCCTGCCCCAGCGTCGCCGCGTTCGTGAACAGCGCGACCAGGTAGTCGATCAGCGCCGGGAGACGGCTTGTGGTGGTCACCGCGCCTCCTAGACTGGAATTAGAACGGCCCCGGCGGCGCTACCAACGCCGTGCTCCGGGGCCTGACCGGAAGAAAGGTCCGGCTATGAGAACCGTAACGCTAAGCGGCCAGAAGGCCGCAGGCCGCGTCGCCCTCGTGGATGACGCTGACTACGAACTCGTGTCCCGCTACAAGTGGCACCTGCACGAGCAGGATCGCGGAGCAGGCCGCAGGACAGCCGGACCGTACGCGAGAACGGGCGTCTACAATCCCGCTGACCGGCGAACGAAGATGATCCTTATGCACGTTCTGATCACCGGCATCAGCACCGGCATTGACCATGCCAACGGCAACGGCCTGGACAATCAGCGGTCGAATCTGCGTCCGAGCGGCCAGGGTCTGAACACGGCCAACGCGCGCGCGGCGGTCGGCAAGTCCAGCCGCTTCAAGGGCGTCAGGCGCCACAGGGAGGGCAAATGGGAGGCGCGCATCCGCATCGGAGGGTGCCCCACCTATCTCGGGCTTTTCGCCGCCGAAGAGGACGCCGCCCGTGCATACGACATTGCCGCCGTGGCCCAGTGGGGCGAGTTCGCGCGTCCCAACTTCCCAGCTCACACGTAGGCTTCCGTGATAAACGGAATGCCGTTCTGGCTGCCGTCGAGCAATTCGGCAGCTTGATTCGGAACGGCAAAGCCGAATCCCGGCAAGGTCACCATGTCACCGGGGCCGCCGCCAGTCATTGCCGGCCGGGCTGACGGACCGTGCTGTGTCGTCCACAGGTTCTGCAGGATGATCCGCGCCGCGGTGCCGAACGCCGCCGGGACCGACGTGCCCCACCCGGCCACATAGGTGACGTTGACCACGGGCAGCCACTGGAAGAACGGGCCGTAGAACGGGTACCCGAGCTGGCGGCGGATCAGCCCCGCGTTAGCGTCGAGGTCCAGGCCGGCGGAAATGTCGATCGTCCCGCCGGACGCCCCCGTGATCGACGTGACCGACACCAGGGGCCGCTGGCGCACCGGGATCACCGTCTGGCCGGACAGCAGTTCCGACCGCTCGGTGACCGTCCGGTTGACCAGCGGGCCGCCGGTGTACCGCTCCAGGCATGACTGGATCGTCGCGACGTACGCCTGTATCTCCGTGTCGCTCGTCGTGACTGACTGCGGGATGTTCAGGGCGTCTTTCGCGTCCTGCAACGGAAGGACGGCGACCTCGAACGGGTCGAACACGTCGAAGTCGCCGAAGGACACGCCCGCGCCGGTCCCGGTCGCCGTCCACGTGTACTGGTAGTGGCCGGCGGCGGCCAGGTCGGTGACGGGGATGTCCTGGTGGTACAGCCCAGTCCCGTCGTTCGCGGGGCTGGCGTAGGTGCCGGTCGTGGAGAACGTGCCGTTAGCCTGCGCGATCTTCACCAGGAGCGTCAGGGCGCCCGCGTTGACGAGCGTCCCGGTGACGTCCTTCACGGTGGCCGTCAGGCGGATCGGCTGGTTCAGCGGGTACCGGCTCACCCTGGTCCTCCTGTCCGCTGGTCGGTGGCTGTCAGGACGCCGCCGCTGCCGCCCGCGTCGGTAACCGCGGTCAGGACGGCGAGGGGCGAGTCGGCCGCGGTCAGCAGGCCGATCGTGAACGGCGGCGGCGGCAGCGGCACCGGGAAGTACAGGCGCTGCTGCGGGTACAGCCGCCGGTCCGCGTGCGTGGCCGCCAGGGCGTACCGCCGCGCCAGGTCAGCCCACGCCGCGAGCAGCGGGTCGAACGGTACCGGCGGTGTCACCAGCGCGACCGGGCCGCGCTGCTGCGGGACCTCACGCCGGTCGTAATAGGCCGCGGACCCGTACCGCTGCGCCGTCCCGGCCCCGCCGAGGAGCTCGTTCTCGAGCAGCGCGCTACTCAGCAGCAGCGGGTCGGAGACGTAGTTTCTCTGCTGCGGGACCTCACGCCGGTCGGCGGCGTCCGCGGCGCGGTTGTACAGGTGCCAGTAGTTCCCGCCCGCGCCCCACGCCACCGTCAGCGGGTCGGTGACCGCGCCCGAGGGGTAGAACGACGGGTCGCTGATGTACGCCCGCTGCTGCGGCCACGAACCCGGCCGCCACCACAAGGCATGCTTGAACGTCTCCGCCCCGCCGAGGAGCTCGTTCTCCAGCAGCGCGGTGGCCAGCAGCAGCGGGTCCGACTGGTACAGCCGCTGCGTGAAATACTCCCGGCGGTCGGTGATGTCCGCCGCCCGGTTGTACAGGTGCCAGTAGTTCCCGCCCGCGCCCCACGCGACGGTCAGCGGGTCCGCCGGCGCGATCGCGGGGTAGAACGACGGGTCCGAAATGCAGGGCCGTTGCTGCGGGACCTCACGCCGGTCGTAGTGGGTGGCGGCCTGCCGCCAGCGCCTGCCCAGGTCGTCCTGGCCGCCGGTCGTGGGGTCGAGCGGCCCGGCCGGGGTCAGCAGGGACGGGTCGGAGACCAGGATCCGCTGGGCGCGGTAGAACGCGTCGGAGTCGGCGCCCCACCACTGCTCGGTAGTGCCCGCGCCGACCTGGACCTGCACCGGGTAGAACGACGGGTCGCTGATGTACGCCCGCTGCTGCGGCACCTCACGCCGGTCGGTGTACGCGGCGGGCATCTGGTGCCGGGCGGTGTCGCCGCCGCCGAGCAGCTCGTTTTCCAGCTCGGCTGTCGTCAGCAGCAGCGGGTCGGAGACGCGGGCGCGCTGCTGGGGCTGCCAGGTGCGGGGCGCGCACATGGCGGGGGCCTCGTACGCGACCTGGAGGCTGGCCCATGCCGCCTGGGTCGGGTCGAGCGTGGCCGGCCCGGCCAGCAGTTCCGGCTGCGACACGTACGGCCGCTGGTAGAAGTAGGACCGCCGGTCGCGCAGGTGGCTGTCGGCGTACAGGTGGCTGTACGCGCCGTCGGCCTGCCACGCCGAATCTAGCGGCGAGGGCAGCGGGTTCGCCGGCGTCCCGGTGGTGTTGGCGTCGCGGCGGTCCCGCTGGGTCCAGGGCGCGAAGCTGGGCGGGGCGGCCTGCCCGTACCGCTGCGGGACGTAGCTGACCGCGGCGGCGGCGGCCGACGCCTTGATCTCGACGGCGGCGATCATGCCGTCGTCCGCCGTGGAGTAGCCGTAGGTGGCGGTGCCCGCGGTGTCAGCGGACGACTTGAACGCTTCCCAGTCGTCGCCGTTGGTCGTGTCGGCGAACGCGCTGATCACGCTCGTGTTGCCGAGCGCGGTCATCGCGGTGCTGTTGGTGAAGTTGAACGCCGCGCCGTAGATCTTGTTCCCGGTGCCCGCGGCGACGGAGACCTGCACGGCGGCGGCGGTCAGGGTGGCGCCGTTCACGGCGCCGTTCTGGCTGGCGGCCGCGAGCGCGCCGATGAGGGTGCGGACCACCAGCTGGCCGCCCGGCGCCGGGGCGCCCGACCCGGTGGCCGAGACGGTCATCGACGTGCCGGGCGAGTCGCGGCACCATACCTCGGCGGTGCCGCCGATGGTGCCGGTGGTGGTGTTCTGCCGTTTCAGCAGCGTCCACGTGCCGGACAGCGAGTCGGTGATAGCCGCCGTCGTGGCAGTGGCTCCCCCGGTGCCGTCACCGGAGACCAGCGCGACCAGGAGCGCGCCGGATTCCGGGGTGAATGACGCGGTGGTCTGCGCGGTCGTCCACGCGCCGGTCCACTGCTTCGCCGCGGGCTGCGTGCCCTCGGTGATTGACACGCAGTCACCTCACTCCCGGCCGGCGGCGTCCTGCTAGGGGTTGTCGAAGACGCGGACGTAATCGATCAGGCAGGATTCCGTCGCCGTCGGCCCGCCCGCCAGCATCTGCAGGTACAGGAGCAGGAAGAAGTGGGCGGCGGACGTGGCCACGGTGCCGGACGTGGTGACCGTGGAACCGGTCTGGGTGCCGTCCCGCTTGAACACCACCGACGTGCCGGGCGTCCACACCGCCTGGTAGACGTGCATGGCGGCGGAGAAGTCCGTGGCGGTGTTGACGTTCTGCTGCGAGCTGGTGCCGCCCAGGACGTTGACGCCGTAGTTCGTCTTCGTCTGCCCGGCCGACCATTCGGCCACGTCGATCTCCGCGGAGCTGCCGGTGTCCCACCCGAGTTGCTGCGGGTCGGTTTTCCACTGGGTGAGGTAGTTCTGCCCTTCCAGCCAGAACAGGCCCGGCCAGAACCCGTTCCCGGCGTCGGCGCAGATCTGCTGCCGTGCCTCGAACGTCATCGACGTGCCGGCCGGGACGTACGTGCGCGTATTGGACTGGCAGGCCCCTGACGTCCACGGCTGGGTGATGCTGCCGGGAAAGGACACGTCGGACGGGTACCGCGGCACCGTAATCGAGACGTGCTCCGCCGTCAGCTTGAGGTTGCCGCTGCCGTCGAGGACGCAGTGGCTCGCCGCGTACGCCCCGACTTCGGACTGGGCGAGGTAGCCGCACCGGTTGTCGTAGATCCACCATTCCGGGTCGACAGCGCCACTGGCCGGGCCGTTGAAATCATCGCCGAACACCAGGTTAGCCAGCGGCGTGTTCGCGCCGGACTGGCCCGACTCCGCGCCGGCGCCGAAGGAGCTGGAGGCGTGCACGCTGAACGTGTACGCGGTGCTGTTTGTCAGCCCGGTTACCGGGACCTGCAGGTACGTGTTCCCGTTGCTGCCGGCGATCGTGCCCGCCGACCCCGCGGCGACCGTGGTCGGCGTCTGGGCCGACCCGGCGATATACGGGGTGACGGTGTAGGAGGTGACCGCCCCGCTGCCGGGGGACGCCGGCGCGAGGAACGACACGGTCGCCCCGGCGTCTTTCGTGACCGAGGTGACCGCGGTAGGCGCCGACGGGGTCGTGCCGGCCGGGGGTGCCGGAGCCGCCGCCTGGGCCGTCCGCCCCGGCCAGCGCAGCTCCGCGCGGGGCATGTCAGACCTGCTCGGCGCACGCCGGGCACAGCAGCCCGGCCGGCGGCCGCCAGTCCGCCGCGTACCCGTTGGTGACGATGTACCGGCCGCACAGTGATTTCGCGTAGGTCAGGCCCGCGCCCTCCGGTTCGGTCCCCGCGCTGCCTTTCGGCGGGTCCCAGGTGCCGGGCCGGGCCACGTGCCACCAGCCCATCGCCCGCGCCCCGTCCTCCACGCCGAGGACGGCGAGCTTCCCGCCGACCCGGATCAGCTGCGACAGCTGCCCGCGGGCGTGCGACTCCGCGGTCTCCGCCGGCTTCAGCAGGACAGCGCCGGTAAACAACCGTCAGACCTTCAGGTCCGCGGCCAGCTCATCGGCGCGGGCCGCATGCTCAGCCAGCTTCACCGCGTACGCCACGCCCAGCTTGCACGCCGCCTCATACGACGACGCCTCCCGCAGCTGGTCGGGGACCATCCGGTCCGGGGAGACCATCCGCACGTGGTAGACCCGCGACGAGCCGTGCACCCGGACCTCCTGCGTCCCGTCGACCGTGACGACCTGCTCGCCGCCGCCCACGTCGACCATCGTGATCGTCGCGGCCTCACGGCCGTCGGCCGTGTCCACCCGCGCCGTCGTGATCGTCACCACCGGACCCGCCATCACGCCCCCCTCGTCCTGAACACCAGCGAGCACCGCTCACCCGGAACGTCCTCATCCGGGACGCAATGCTCCCATTCGGACTGAAACCCGGCGGGCATGAACACCAGGTCACCGTTACGGACCGGCATCAGCCACGGATCCCGCCCCGGCCGCCGCACCGCGAACGTCCGCGTCACGCCCAGCGACAGGATCGCCTGCGCCCCGAACGGGGTGTCCGCATGCCAGCCGCACCCGGCGCCGTCCCGGTACGCCTGGAACGCCACGACGGGGAACCCGACGCCCGGCCGCTTAGCCAGCGCGGCCAGCAGCGCCGGGCCCCGCTCGCGGAGTTCGGGCGGCCACGGCTGGCCGCCGTCCTCGAACAGGTAACCCGTCGCCCGGTCGTCGCCCGCCGCGTACCGGAAGCACCGCCGCAGGTCATCGAGCAGCCCGTCGAGCAGGACGCCCGCCCAGCCGGTGAAGACTTCCAGGTCAGCCGTCACGGATCAGCCGGCGTACTCGAGCCATTCCATGCCGGTCGTGTAGGCCGCCGACGCGGGGGCGCCCGGGAACTTCAGCGCCGCGAACCCGGCCGCCTGGCCGACGAGCATCCACCGGGCCTCCGGCACCGGCAGGTACAGGATCCCGTTGACGATGTTGAAGCCTTCCTGCCACCAGGTGGAGGTGACGGTCCCCTCGATCGTCGCGGTGATCCCGCTCGCCGACGCGCCGGACACGCACTTGGACGCCTGCATGCCCTTGCCCGCCGCCACTGGCGACTGGCCGGTCACGGTGCTCGCCGTGGAGTTCTGGTTCAGCTGGATCCGCGTCTGGTTCGTGGTGGTCACCGAGTCCTGGTTACACCAGGCGCGGGTGAACTCCGCCGCGGTCAGCACAGGCACCAGCACCTGGTTGACGGTGATCGCCGTGGACGTCGCCACCGACGAGCGGATGAGGTTGTAAAGCCCTGACGGTGCCGCCATGTCGATCTCCTCAGATCAGCATTGTCGTTTTCATGTGCCCGGCCTTCACGCCCGTGTGGACGTGCACCGGTATGCCCGCCGCGGCGCACCGCAGGCAGAACGTCATGTCCTCCCCCATCAGCGCCAGGGGGGCGCCCACGGAGGTCTCGCGGAACCACGGCGCCGCCGGGTCGTCGCTGTGCAGCCGCACCCGCTCCAGGGCGGACCGGTGCATCAGCAGGAACGCCGCACCCGTCGCCGACACGCGCATCACCGTGTCCTCCGGCCAGTCGGCGTACCGGGTGAACGCCAGGGCGCCGCCGTCCTTCTCGGTGAGCTCGTACATGGTGGGGAACCGCTCGCCCTTGTCCAGCGACCAGCACAGCCCGCCGATCACCGGCCGCTCTGCCGGGTCGGCGGCGGCGATCAGACGGTCCACCGCGTCCGCCTCGAACCACATGTCCGTGTCCGCCATCAGCAGCCACGGCGCCAGGCCGTCCTCGAGGAAATCCCGGACGATCAGGTTCCGCGGCGTGGAAATGTTCGGCCCGGATTCCAGCGCGATGACGGTGCGGATCCGCGTCTTGCCTTCCATGCACACGCCCAGCAGCGACGCGGCGAACTCGGCGCGGACCGTGCCGGGGTGGACGTAGCCGATGACCGCGTCAGCCACCGGTCAGGACGTCCCGTACTTCTGGATGCCTTCCTGCGTGGTCCCGGGGTAATCCCCGTGTCCCTGGATGGGGGTCTCCGCGGCCGCCTCCGGCGGCTCCACGTTGCTCGGCCAGGAGCCGCCGCCGCCGCCGTGCCACCCGCCGTCCACGTCGAACCCGTCCGACCCGAACCCCTGCGGGGACTCCAGCAGCGTCTGCGCCTGCTGGATCCGCTCCGACGTGGGGTACAGGAACCCGGCGCCGCCCAGCGCGTTAGCCGTGTTGAACGCTGCGGTCACCTCCGGCTCCGGCGACATGGCCTGGATGTCATACGGCGCCGGGCCGCGGCCGTGCGGCGTCACCATCGCATAGTTCGCCGGGGACGACGGCGACGAAGCCGGCGTGACCTGATCCGGCGGGGACTGGGGATCAACGTTCTGGTATTCAGGGTTACCGGACATGCCTAGCCTCCGTAGTTCCGCGGCGGGTCATAGTAGGCGCCGGACGGCAGCGCCTCACCGAGCGAGCCGACGCCAGGGTCCAGCGGCGACGGCGGGAGCGTCATCGGATCCCCGATATGGGAACCCTGCCCGTACGTGTCGCCCGCCAGCTCACCGAACCGGGCCTCCGCGGCCGCCACGGCACCCGCCACCGTCCCGGACACGATGTCCCGGCCCCCCGCGTCGGCGGCGCCGCCCGCGTAGATGGGCGATGTCATGCCCGGCTCGTACGGGTTGGGGTTCGGCGCGGCCAGCGGCGCCTCCGACACGTAGTCCGTGCCCGTCACCCCGGCCAGCACCCCCGGGCCCGGCGTGTTACCGGGGGACACGTCCGGCATCGGCGCCTGGATATCCGGCGCCAGCGCGGACCCCGGCCCGCCGTACGGCACCGGCGCCGGACCCGGAGTGTCCGCCTGCGGCATCTGCGGAGGCGCCTGCGGCGCGCTGTCTGCTGGAGTGATCATCACGCCCTCGATTGCGCGCAGAATTTGGTGCGCGTCGCGTCCGCCGTCGCCTGCACGAGGCGGAACCGGATGAACGGGGTAATCAGCGTCACCGACACGCCCGTAGTGATCTGCGGCGACGCCGCCAGCGCCGCATACGTCATGTCCGTGTCCAGCGTGCTGCCGTCGAAGCTGCCCTCGATCGTCGGGGTGGTCGTCCCCGTCGAGTTCGTGAACACGTACGTCAGCAGCAGCGTCGTGTACCCCGTCGCGTCGAACCAGCCCGACACGATCGGCGACAGTGCCGTCGTCGCCGGGGTCACGTACTCCCACACCTTGTAACCCGGCGGCGTCGGCATCAGGTGCCCTTACGGCCGGCCGCGGCCTTCGGCGCCGGCTTCGGCTCGTCGGCCTCACCGAAATCCATCGGCGCGAACAACGCCGTCCGTGTCGTCCCGGCCTTCGACGCCGCCTCGGCCGCCGCCCGGTCCAGGGCCACCAGCGGGTGATTATCGGGGAACGGCTGGCCCTTCAGCACCGTCACCCACGCCCCTTCCGGGGTCTCGCCCACGAAGTTGTCCTGCGCGATCCACGTCATCCGCCCGGTCCTTTCCGGTCCGCCATTACGGCCCCGCCGGGTACGCGGCCAGGTAACCGGCCATCACCCCGGTGATGTTCCCGACCCCGGCGACCGGGGCGGTCGCCGTGAAATTCGCCGACCACAGGGCGATCTTCGCCGCGTCCGTCACCGAGTCCAGCCGGCCGCCCGGCTGGATCGAGTACGCCGCGCCGGACGCCAGCTGCGACGTGAAAGCCTGCGTCGCGTAGTTAGCCGCCATCTTTGAACCCTCCTAATGCAACCGGCCCGCCCAGTCCGGGAGGCCCGGCGGCCACAGGGTAGCCGCCGGGCCCGCTCCTGGGGTTAGGCGCCCTTCATCACACGGAACGCGTTGACCGTGGACAGGGCCGAACCCGTCCGCCAGAACATGAACCAGCCGGCCTGCCCGGTGGGCAGGATGCCGCCCGCGCCCTGGACGAGGGGGTCGTAAATCATGGACACGCCGACACGGTCGACGATGATGAACTGGCCGAAGTCCCCGAAGATCGCCTCGAGCGACCCGGCGGAAACAGCGGCGGACATCGTGGTCGACTCGTAGATCGGGGCGCCCAGCAGGGTTTCCGGCTGCCCCTTGCCCAGGTTCGTCCAGAAGGACGAACCGCCGGCGGTGTCGAGCTGCCGGACCTTGTTGATGATGGCCACGTTCGCGACCCACGCGGCACCCGGCGCATTCCTGAACCGGGGCGGGAGGGCGGCCTGGGTGGCGTACACGTCGCCGAGCGCGATCACGGTCGTGGTCGCGGTGGTGACGACGGTGGTCGCGCCGTTGACGACGCCCTGCGGGACGCCGCCGGAACCGCCGCCGGTCGCGAACGCCGCCTCCTCCAGACGGTCCTTCGCATCCGCCAGCAGCCGCGGCAGCTGCTGCCCGAAGTCAGTGTCCTCGAGCAGCTCATACGAGCCGTACACCCACGCCGCGGCCTTCTGCGGGGTAACGGCGATGGAAGCGACGGTCGGGGTTCCGTCGGTGACGATCGTGCCTTCAGTGAGCCACGCCGCGGTGACACCGGCCGAGGAGACGCCGTTCCACGTGTTCGACGTGGTCGTCTTCACGTTGGAGACGCGACGCCACGGGTTTGCGCTGCCGGAGTTCGTGAGCACAATCGTCGGATCTAGGACAAAAGGTAGCATAACGGACCCGAGGGACAGGGTCAGCGCGGCACGGTGGACCTCGGGGAGATGCTCCGGGTCCTCGGTGTACGCGCGGAACGCGTCCTGGTACTCCTGCGACCCGTACAGCAGCATGTGCCGGGCGATCCCCGCGCTGGACTGCGCCTTCGCGGTGGCCTCCTCGGCGAAGTCGTGGGCCAGGTTCCCGCGCCTGGCTTCCATCTCGATGGCGTCCAGCGCGCGGCTCTTCAGCTCGCTGCGGGTCACCAGGACCTGCCGCTCGTTGCGGATCATGTCCTGGCAGTCGTACGGGTTCCGGTTGCCGGAGATGACCAGGTCGGGGTTGCCGACGCCGTAGCGGGTGGCTTCCTGGCCTGCGGGCCGCTCCAGGTTGCCCTCGTCCTGCGCCGCGCGGGTGATCCCGCGAACCTTCTCCATCCGCTCGATCAGCGGCTTGGCCTTCTTGTCGAGCATTTCCCAGCGTTCGACGAGGGTGTCGCGCATGTCACCGGAATCCTCCTCGGTGACGCTGTCGTCGTCCTCCATCCGCTGGAGCTCGTTCTTGACCCTCGCCTGCTCGTCGAGGATCTCCTGCAAAGTGGCCACTGGGGCTCACTCCTTCCGGGCGGTCACCAGACCAGTCCCTTGGCTTCGCGCAGCTCCTGCGAACGCAGGCGGTATAGCGCGTGCTGGTGATACCGGGCCTCGTGCTCGTCGCCGTCTGTGCGGCTGAGCGGGGAGCCGGCGGCGGGTCCTCCATCGGGGGGAGTGCCAGGGTCGTGCTGTGCGGCGGCCGTGCCGTCGTCGGGGTCGTCCGGGTCCGGGCTCCAGGAGCCGGGGACGGACATGCGGACGCCGACGATCTCGGCGCCCGAGTAAGCGGGCCACAGCACCGGGCCGTACTCGCGCAGGCCCAACTCGGTGCGGCGGACAGTGCGCAGGTTCCCGGCGCTGTCCGGCCGGTGGCGGTCACCGCGGCGCAACTGCGGAGTGGAGCGCATGATCGCGCCGGTGAAACTCTGGGAGGTGATCGACCCGGCGCGGATGTTCTCCAGCACCTCATCAGCCAGCGGCGTATCGGAGTACCGGGTGCGGGTCAGGAGCCCCCGGGACTCCGCCCGGATGTCGACCGGGACGCCGATCGGCATGCTGAAGCGGTCCGACGGCTTGCCTGCCAGGTCCCGGCCGTGGTTCCACAGCACCTTCACCGACCCGGGGAAACCCCCGCGGGCCCGGGAGGCGTGCTCGATCGCCCGGTTGAACGCCGCCGGGTCGATCTCCTCGACGTAATGCCCCTCGTGATCCTGGATCTCCGCGGGCTCACCGAACACCGCCGCGTAAGCCTCGACCGTCCGCCCGTCACCGCCGTCAGCGGACCGGAGAATGTGGATGTCCTCCAGCGCATACAGCCGCATAAACTCCGCGCGGGATGAACTGCCGTTGCTGCTGCTGTCGGCCACGTCGGCTCCGTATTTCTTCAGGGCCGCCTTGATGCGGCCTTTGACCGCCGCCAGGTGCTCGGCCGAGTACTGGGAGGCGTTCTTCGGCATGTTGATGTACGACCAGGCGCTCCGGCAGTGGGCCTCGCTGTCGAGCGGGTACCGCTTCTGCTTGTCGGCCTGGTAGCCGGGGTCGGCGTAGGTCACGTCGCCGTAGGGGGCCTTCGTCGTCGTGGCCATGTCCGCCCTTCCTGCGTGTTCCGTTGCCGCGTGCTGCGCGGGCCACATGCCCGTGGCCGCGTGGTGAGCCAGGTCGCAATAGCCTTTTGCGTCGGCGATGTACTTGCCGAGGTGGTGAACGCACCGGTCGAAATCACCCGGGGTGCCCCAGCCAATCCGCGCGGCGCCCTCACCGTGGACCCAGTACTGGTGAAGCCGCTCCGTGCCCTCGGCGCTCACAGCCGGGCGGCCTGCGCGGTCAGCTGCGCGGCCTGCTCCCGCAGCGCGTGAATCTGCGTCCGCATCGCGCTGATCCGCTGCTTCAGGCTCGCGTGATGCGCAGACGCCTTCTTATGCGCGTGGTGCGACGCGGAAGCGTGCTTATGCGCCACCATCGCCTTCGCCGACGTCGGATGTTTCTGCGTGGCCGCGTGATGAGCCGCCGTCGCCGTCGCAGCCGCCTTCGCCGTCGCCTTATGCGCCGCCGCTTCCTGCTTGAGAAGCCCCTCCAGCTGCACTGACAGCTCGTGCGCCTTCTCCCGGTCGGCCTTCGCCCTGGCCAGCAGCGCCGCCTTCCGCGACGCGTGGTCGCCCGCCGCGCTCTTCCCGGCCGCCGCGCCGCTCTTGCTGCCGGCCGCCTTGGTGCCGCTGCCGGAACTGGCGGCGAACTGGCCGCCCGCGGCGCTGCCCGCCGCGGCGTGCACGTGGTTGAACCGCGACGCCCCGGCCGCCCACTGCGCCATCCAGGCCGCCGCCCACGTCTCAGCCACGAACGCCTCCGTTCAGCCCCCGGCGCGCGCTCGCGGGCCGCGGCGTCGGCCGCGTGTTATTACCGCCGTCACCCGGCGACGTCGACCCCACGCCCAGCCGCGGCATAGTCGCCGGCAGCGGCGACGCCGTCGCCCCCGGCTGACCCGGCTGCGGCAGCAGATGCTGCACCGGCTGCGAACTCCCCGGCGTACCCACCCCGCCCGCCTGCAGCTGCGACAAGTCCATCGAATCGACTGCCGCGACAGCGCTCTCATGCGTGTAACCAGCCTGGACAGCCGCCAGCAGCGCCTGCATGCGGACCAGGGCGGCCTGGCCGCGTTCCATCTCGCCGTCCTGCAGAGCCGCGATGTCCTGCGTGTCGTACCAGAGCCGGTTCCCCGCGGGCACGTCGAGCAGCTGCGCCAGGGCACCGCACACCGACCGCCACTGCGGCCGCGCCCACAGGTTCGAGAACTTCGTCATGCTTTCCTGGAAACCCCGGCCGGCGCCCCGCAGCGGCTCCAGGCCCACCAGCACCCCGGGAACCGCGCACGCCGCGAGGATCCGCTCGACACCCACCGACATCACGTTGGAAAAGTCCATCTGCTGCAGCGAGTTCCCCGCCAGCACCAGGTCAGCGCCCTGATCCAGGATCAGGGTCTTCCCCGCGTTATCCGGGCCGCCGTACCGCGCCTCAACCCGCTCCCGGATGCTGTCGACGGTCCCCGGCTGGATCTTCTGCGCGTACTTCACGACCATGTTCGGGGTCGCGTTGTTAGTCAGGTACCGGATCTTGTACCGGGCCATGCCGTCGTCACCCTGGACGTCCCGGTAAGCCGACGTCAGCGGCGACATCCCCCGGAAATCCGCGCAAGGATCCGTCATCCCCACCGGCACCCAGTGGACGCACTCCCCAGCCGGGACCAGGAACCCCTCGCTCTTGTCCAGGACCCCCTTGGGCGGCTCCCACCAGTACCCGACCGGACGCCGGTACCATCCCGGGCCGCCAGCGACAGAGACACGCTCCGAGACGATCGTCACCCAGTCCGGCCGCAGCCTGACCAGCCTGCCCTCATCCGGCGCATCCCAGATGTACGCCTGCCCGGTCAGGAACGCGTCCTGCTCCATCCGCGCCAGCAGGTGACCAGTCGTCGAATGCGGCCCGAACGGCTCCTCGAGCTTCGCCAGGGACGTGTTCCCGAACAGGTGCTTGTCATCCTTGGCCTGGAACTGGAACGTCGCCTCGCTGAACAGCGCCATCCGCGTCAGGGCCGCAGCCGCCACGATCGACGACGACGAGTTCGCCGACTGCGCCCACGCCGCCAGCTGCGGCAGCACCGGCTCACGATCCGGCGACGCGTACGAGTTCGACAAGACAGCCGCGCCGGACGCCATGCCCTCCCAGTAGCCGCCACGGCGGATCAGCCGGTCCAGGAGCCGCGTCACGACGCGCGGGCCCGTTCCAGGACCGCCGCCAGCGTCGGCACCTCATGCACAGACGGCGCCGCACGGCCCCCGTCGTCACGCAGCAGCGCGTACACGCCCACCGCCACGCTGTCCGCGACGATGGCCAGGCCGACCGCCCACGGGGCAATCAGGGCCGCGCCGCCCACAACCCCGGCGAGGGACAGCAGCAGCAGAACGACAGACAGCCGCATGAACCCTCCGAACGTGTGTGCTATCAAGAATTCAGATAGTTAGCTGATGCTCGAACCTCAGACCGCCCAGACGCCGGGCGTGGCCAGTTCTTCCCACCGGCGGTAAGCCCACGCGGCCAATGTGGCCGCGACGAGCGGGCTCTGATCGACGACGAGGCGTCGTTCCCAGGCTTGCGCACCCGCCAAAGGCCGCTGCTGCGCCGCCTGGACGGCCGCGGTAAGCGGAGGCTGGCTCAGATGCGCCAGCAGCCCGTCACGCACCAGGTCAAGAAACTCGCCGTGCGCCACCGCGACGTCAGCCGCCGCGGGCTCCGTCACCAGCACCCCGGCCTCAGCCAGAGGATGCAGCAACGTCCCCGCCTGCGACCGCGGGTCAACCACCGTCGCCACCGGGTCATGCTTCCCCCAGAGTGCCGTCAGCTTCGCCACCGCGCCGCGCGGATGCTCATAAAACACCAGGTCAACGACGACACGCGTACCGTCCTGCTCCCGGCCGGCCGCCACGATCGCCGCATGCTTCCGGTCCTCGCTGATCTCGCACGCGAACACGACTTCCCCGCTCACAGCCGCGCCCCCGGCGCCGCGCACGCATCCCACGCACCCGCCGAGATCGTCTCCCACGAACCGCCCTCGACCGGGTAATCACCGATCGACAGCCGCTCACGCGCGAACGCCTCCGGACTCAGCGCCCCGAGCTCCTTCTCGACGTAATCCGCCGGGATGCGGATCCCCAGGCCCGGATTAGCCCGCGCCCAGTCCCGCGGGTCCGCCGGATCGTGCGCGTCCTCGTCCGCCGACCACTCCATGAACGCCAGCGACTGATCGGCACCCGCCACGCCACGGGCACGCACCCGGCCCAGCTGCACAGAGCTAGGACCGCCGGCCGTCGACGTGTACCACACCTGCGGATCCGGCCTCGCCGACAGCGTCGGCAGCAGCGCCGCCATCTCCTGGTCGCCCAGCTCGTACGCCTCATCGAGGATCACCAGGTCAGACGTGAAACCGCGCCCCGACCCGGACGAGCGGGCCACGAAACGCAGCCGCTTCCCGTCCTTCAGCTCAATCGCCTCAGCGCCCGCCGCCGTGCGGATCCGCGACACCTGCGACTCGAACTGCGGATTCCCCTCGATCAGCGCCCGGATCCGCAGGAACGCCTCAGCGGCCGTCTTGAACTGATGCGCCGAATGCAGGATCAGCCGCACGTCGGGAAACAGGAACAGCGCCGCCAGCTCCAGCGCCTCCAGGCAAGAGCCTTTCCCGTTCTGCCTGGCCACGATCATGCACACCTCGAACGCGGCCCACTTGGAGCCACGGCGCCGCAGGCCCTGCTCGAGCACCAGGCGCTGCCACGGGTCCAGGGTCAGGCCAGCGACCTCAGCCAGCTTCGCCGCGTTCCGGCCCGACGTGTCAGAGTCGAACGGGGGCAGCGAGCAGACCCGCGGCTCCTGGTCACCCAGCAGCGGCACGCCGCGCGGCGAGCTCATCAGCGCGGAGGGCATCGACGGCGGTCCTTTCCGGCCTGGCATCCTTCGCGGCCGCGCGCAGGTCGGCCAGCAGCAGCCGCAGCTGAGCCGCAGCAGCCGCGGCCGCCACCGCGCCGCGCGAGCCGTCGATCTGCCGCGCCAGCGAAACCGCCAGCGCCGCCGATCCGTCCGTCTGCACGGAGCACTTGAGGGCGCGGAGCTCGGCCCGGACCGCCCGTTCGACGTTGCCGGGGACGGAAGCTGTCACGGTCAGTCACCCCCGGGATAGTTGCAGAGCGTGACATGTCTCGGAGCGGTAACGGTCACGGACGGTCACATGTCACGCTGCGTGAGGGCCAAATCCGGGGCTGTAAAAAAGAATGGC